ATCGATTACGCCGTTACGCCACTCGTTCTCGACCTTGAACTGGATCATGGTCAAACCGTCTCTCGCATTACCAAGTGCACAGGTGACTCCCTCAAGATCATTCAAGAGCGCTCCGGCCGCATCCCCATCATCTATTCTCGGGCGAGTTGGGTTAATCAATTCCTGCGTGTTGCTGATCTCCCCGCTGCTCATTGGTGGCTGGCGCAGTATCTCTGGCCCCGCCCATATCCTCTTTTCACACCCGAATACCCCTGTCCTCCAGCTATTCCTAATGGTGTTTCCTCTGCAAAGCACTCTTCGAGTTGGCTCGTACATCAAACTGCTTCTCGTGGTGCTTCCATCGGTGCCAAAGCCAATTATTTCATGGACTATAACCGCTGGAACGGCGACAAATCCACCGTCCTCAACTATGTAAATCAACAGGAAATGATCCCCGTCACCTGCCCCCTCGACAATCTCCCCTGCACCGGAAACAAAATGGAACCCAAGAAATTGTCATTCCAAAGGACTCTTCGAGTGCGAGCCCCTCGACGACATAAAAGGGTTTTAGTCAATGAATCTTCAACTCTTTAATTCCTTTGTGTCCTTCCAAAGGACTCTTCGAGTTGTGTCCTTTGTGTCCTTTGTGGTTAAAAATCTTTTCCTAATCACCCAATATCTAATACCTTTTACCTAATAAACCATTCTCTATTCACAATCTTAATGCCTAATATATTATCGAACTTCCTCTCCAACCTTCTCTCTCCGGTCATCACCCAGACCGTCCATGAAACCCTGTCTGTCACCGAAACCGACAACACCTTCCTCATCGGCACCCGTCGCTACGATGAATCCGACCGCGACCGTCTCGAATATGACCGCGCCTCCATCCTCGACCAGTGCCTCACCGCTTGGCGCGAGAACCCCCTTGCCCGCCGTATCGTGGAGCTCACCAGTCAATACGTTGTTGGTGGAGGCTTGGATATTAAGTGCCAGGATGAAAAAACCAAATTGTTCATTGATCAATTCTGGAACCACCGTCTCAATCGCATGGAATCCCGTGTCATAGAAATGTGTGATGAACTCACCCGAACGGGCAATCTCTTTGTGCTGATTAGCACCGACCAATCCGGTATGTCTTATATCCGTATCTTGCCTGCTTCCAATATTGATATTATTGAATCTTCACCCAATGATATCGAACAGCCGATTTTATTTATAACAAAGGCTGATCAGGAATTAAACACTCATACCTATGCTTCATATGATCCACTCACTGATGCCGTCGATGGCTCTGGTAAGTTCCCACCCGTTGTTCTGCACTATGCTATCAACCGCCCAGCCGGCGCGCAGTGGGGCGAGTCCGACCTCGCACCTTCGCTCATTTGGCTCCGCCGTTATTCAGCCTGGCTTGAAGATCGTGTTCGCCTCAATCGCTTCCGTAACGCCTTTCTCTATGTTGTCACCGGTCAGTTCACGTCCGAAGCTTCCCGTAAAGCCCGTCAAACCGAGCTAGCTGCCAATCCACCGTCGCCAGGTTCCATTCTTGTCACGGATGAATCAGAGACCTGGTCTGTTATCTCACCCAAACTCGAAGCCCTGGACGCTATGCAGGATGGCTTGGCGCTCAAAAAGATGATCGCCGCCAGCGTAGGATTGCCCCTTCATTTCCTCGCCGAACCTGAGAGTTCAACACGCACGACAGCCGAAGCCGCCGGCGGTCCTACGTTTCGCCGTTTTGAACAGCGTCAGCAGTTCTTTCTCTGGTTGCTTTCTGATCTTCTCAATGTCGTTATAAGCCGTCGTGCCTTAATCAATAAAACTATGGTGCCAGATGGTGTTGTCACGGTCACCGGTGCTGATCTCTCCGCTAGGGATAATGTCTCTCATGCTATTGCTGGCGTCAATATCCTCAAAATGTTGGAGCGTCTATATGACATGGGATTGATTGACCGGCGTGAATTACTTCGAATTTCGTATAGGTTTGCTGGCGAATCAGCAGATATTGATGAGATCCTCTCCAAAAGCTCTGGCAAGGATAACCGTCAAACCAAAAACGATCTCAAACCTCTCAATCCTGACATAGCTAAAACCAATGAGGGTGAGACCAATGAATAATTCCATACTCGAAGTGGGCTTTTTCACCTCTTTATTTCCTCATCGTACCCTTGCGGTATTGTGGTTAAAAATCTTTTCCTATTCTATCCGAAGGATTCTTGCTCGAAGAGCACCCTTCGGGTGAGATAGCTCTTCGCCTAGGAGCAGATATGACTGAAGAAAAATCTGTCAAGCCGAAGGGGCATCGGGCCCCATCGGCGCAGTGCCGACATCAAGAGATGTCGGCCTCACTATTCACAGTTCACTTCTAACAAGGATTTCTCATGCCTGAAACACAATCCCCTTATATCACCCAACATCAAGCCCGTTTCGCAGCCACCGCCCAACCCCTGCAAACTGGTGAGTTTGAGATCTTCTGCATCACAGCAGGGGAGGCCAATGGTTGGACCTTCCCGCCTGATGTTCTTAAGAACTCTCTTTCTCTTTGGGATGGTGCCCATTGTTTTCTCGATCACGCCTGGTTTTCTCGCTCCGTCCGGGATATCGCCGGCCAGATTGTCAATCCCGTCTGGGATGACGAAAACCAGGGCATCCGCGCCACCCTTAAATCTTTTGGCCCCGGGGGTGAATTATTAACCGAGTTCGGGCGTCAAATCCTTGCTGAAAGTGAGGATGATCGCCCCAAAATTGGCTTTTCCGCAGATATTCTTTTCACATCCAATGCCAGAACAGTGAAAGAAATCTTGCGTGTCATTTCCGTTGATCTTGTCTATGACCCAGCCCGGGGTGGTGCCTTCCTCCGGGCAATGAATCAAATGAATGGAGGTTTTCTTATGTCAGAATTAAATCTAAATCAGCCAACGTTGCCTAATCTACCCCCTATCTCGAAGAGTGCTTCGCATGAACCAGAACCTACTATCAATGAGAGTGAAACTCAGCTTGATGAAGCCCAACACTCTAATCCACCAAACGATCCACCAACCCCAACAAATCCTTCTCCGAAGGACTCTTCGAGTGTAGAACAAGTGCTTTCCGAAGCTCGCCAGGTTCGTTTGCAAATGTGTGAAATGCTCTTGGAATCGACTTTATCGTCTTCCAACCTTCCTAAGCCGATCCAGGAGCGAATCCGTAAACAGTTCCAAGGGCAGGTCTTTGAAGCATCTGTTCTTCAAGAAGCCATCCAGGACGCTCGTACGATGCTCAGCGAATTGACAGCAGCCCAATCTGTCAATGGGCCTGGCAGGATTTCATCAGTTTTCAATGAGAGCGATAAGTTGCAAGTTGCCGTCGATGATCTTTTCGGTAATACTCGCTCTGATGACTTGAAGTCTCTTCAGGTGCCGTCCCTTTCCGGCGTTCGTGAGTTGTATCTCATGCTAACCGGTGATCACGAGCTTCATGGTGGCTATTATCCAGACCGTGTCCAGTTGGCCACCACAGCCGATTTCACAGGCTTGATCAAAAACGCGCTCAACAAGATTGTGGTCAATACTTGGGAAATGCTCGGCCGTGCAGGCTATGACTGGTGGAAATATATCAGCCAGATCGAACATTTCAACACCCTCCATGAAGTTACAGGCACATTGATCGGCACGGTTGGGGACTTGCCCGCAGTCGCTGAGGGCGAACCCTATACCGAGTTGGTGATTGGTGACTCTCCTGAGACAGCCAGCTTCACCAAGTATGGTGGTTATATTCCTCTCACACTTGAATTGATTGATCGTGATGAGACCCGCAAACTCAAAGCCTATGCCCGCGAATTAGGTTCTGCAGGTCTGCGCAAGATTTCCAAACTCGTTGCTGAAATCTTTACGGCCAATTTAGGTGTAGGCCCGACCATGGCAGATGGAGGTGCTTTGTTCAATGCCACAGCGGTCACTACCGCCGGCGGTCATGCTAATTTGCTCACCACCGCCCTTTCAACGACTTCTTGGGATGCTGCGTGTGCAGCGGTTTACGACCAACCTATGCTCATCAAAAATGAAACCACGTACTATGGCACGGGTCCAAAATTAGCCATTAATCCTAAGTTCTGTCTTGTCCCCAGGGTTTTGCAGAAGACAGCTTTTGAAATTCTTCAAGGCAATTTTGTTCGTGAGGCGTCTTATGTTTATGATAATGTCCTCAAGGGTACAGCCGTACCTATCGTCGTTCCTGAATGGACAGATCCTACGGATTGGGCCGCGGCTTGCGATCCCCTCATTGCACCTGCCATTTTTGTTGGTGAACGTTTTGGTATCATGCCCGAGATCTATGTCGCCGGTGATGAACTTTCCCCAGCCGTCTTCATGAGTGACGAACATCGTCTCAAAGTCCGTCACTTCCTGGCGGTTTGGGTTAACGATTTTCGTCCCTTACATAAGAATAATGTTGCAGATACTCCCTGAGGATCTTAGCATGGCGAACTTTACTCCTGAAGCGAAGCGTATAGGAGAAACGATTTTCGCCCGCTCCACAAAAACAATGTCGCCGACGCCTAAGAATCCTGTCATTGCGACCGAAGGGAAGCAATCTCAGAATGTCAAAATGTAGAAAATTACGCTTTAATCAAATCAATCCCATGATTTCTCAATCCCTCGCTTTAAAACCTTTGTGTTCTTTGTGTCCTTTGTGGTGAAAAATATTTTCCTAATTTCTGATTTACCAAGGAGCAACCCCATGTCCAAACTCAAACAACTTCTCAGTTCCCGAAAATTCTGGGCTGCCCTCATCGGCCTTGTGCTGATCATCATCAAAACCTGGGATCCCGAATTCCCACTTGCCGAAGAGCAACTCACTGGTATTGTCCATGTTCTGGTCGCTTACATTCTTGGCACCGGCATCGAGGATGGTCTCTCACGCAATACTATTCTCAAGGGGTGATCATGGCTTATGCAAAGCACTCTTCGAGTAAACAACCAACGAAAAAACAGATAGCCGATCTTGTCGGTGGTGAACCTCTGGATTATGCTTTCAACCCTGAAACCGGTGCGCTTTGCGTCATTAGCCCCACCGGTCAAAAATTCCGCTTCACCCCTCAGGACTGGCAGAAAAGGGAACTTCCAGATGTGGAAAAACCAGAACCGCTGCAGGAAGCGCCCTCAAAGCCCAAAAAAGCCCGCAGGAGCAAACCAGACACAAAATAAGTATGTAGGTCACGTGTGGCGGTCTCGGAGCACTCTTCGAGCAGCTGGCCGCCCACGTGACAAACCCTAATACCTAATTGCCTATAGCCTGAAATGGCCTCAAGCCATCTCAGGCGTATGCCCACCTCAAGGGAGGTGGGCGAACCTAATACCTACTATGCCCCTAACCCTTACTGATATCCGAACCCACCTCGCAACCCGCTTGTCCGATCCATCCAACCTCATCTATTCATTGAATTTGTTGGACGAATCCATCCGCTCCGCTTTAGCTGACATCTCAAGAGTCTCCGGCGCGGCTCTCACCCTTACCGATCTTGATGGAGCCTTAGAAACCACATTGCCACCTGAGGACGAACACGCCCTGATTACCGGTGCAGTCGCCTATGCCCTTATCTATCACGCCTCCGGTCGCTTCGATGACGCCGTCCCCGATCAAGATCTTCCAATTGAAATCTCTGAAAGGGCAGAAAAACAAATGTCTCACTTTTTATCTCTGCTTTCAGGGATTAAAAAGCGCATCCATCAAACTTCAGAGGATATCCCCTACTCCCAATGGGATTGGGATGAGTCATGAACCAAATTTCTTTTGGTGATATTTCTTCCTGGACAGTAATTCACGGAGCTTCGGTTGCCGCTCCCTTCATTCGTGCCACCTACATGCCTGTCAAGTCCTTTGGCGATCTTTTTGAAGACGAAATTGATTTGTTTTTAGAGGGCACGCCCTCTCAAATATCAACAGCTTTGGCACTTCTTGAAAATATGATTTCCCGCTCTATTCTTCATTCCAAGGGCGGTTATCCTCACCCTCAAATGCTTCGCTTTCAACCTGAAGCTGGCGGAACCTATTTTTATTGTCCCCTCTCCAATCCATTCATCACTTTCAACCCATCTGGTTACAAAACTCATCATACAGGGTCCTTACTGGTAACTTTGCATTTCACCCGACATAATTGGTTTGATTCTGATCAAATTGAACTGCCTCTCACTAATCGTAATGGGGAGGATGTCATAGGTGGAATAACCATTTTCAACCATACAGACGCCCATGCTGGCCATGATTCTTCAGTCCTCATAAAACCAGGGGATATCGACTCCGCTCTTCCTGCTCCCCTTCGTTTCGAACTTGAAAATACCTATGCAACTGATGAGGTTTTGGACATTTTTACCGGCATATACCATCATCCCACCAATGATGATGATGGTATCTTTTTTCATTATGCACCTGATTTTTTAGGGGGCTCTTTGCTTTACAGTCCCTACGCTATCAATGAATATTTCGTTCGTCTTTCTTGGTCTGTCACAACATGGACAGCTTTAGGGTCATGGACTTTTACAAATAATGTCGTTCAGTTATTTTCTGGTCGTTCTTACCGTCCCATCTTGCATCTTTATAATGCCCATGCTTATTCTGATCTTTATTTGAAAATCAAACTTCAAAAAGGTTCCCTCATTCTTTGGGAGGGTGAACCCGTATATGCTGATCCCTCTTATCAGTTTCTTATTTTCCCTCCCGTTCGCCTTCCCCCCGTTGCTTTGCTCAATGAAAACCTTCCCCACCATATTGATTTCGTCATTTTCGCACAGCGTCAAACATCAGGATCTCATCAAATCGATGTTGATTGTTTACACTTGCTTCCCCTCGATATGTCTGCTTCTTTTTTAGGTTTTTATACTTTCCTGGATGATGATGTTTTTGTGGATGATTCTTTTGTTGGTCGTCATAATATCCGCTACGCTACCCTTGGATCTGAGGCTGTTGGCCACCTTCGCCAGGGAGGTCCTTTGTTTTTAAATCCTGAATCATATAATCAAATGTTTTTTGTTCTATCTAATGCATCTCATAAAATTGATATTCTTAGAACATCCATTTTTAGGGCATACTATCGCAAACGGTTAAGATTGCTTTGAAACCTTCTCTTTTTATTACATTTCAGCGTCGAGATTTCTCTGGTCCTTTTCTTCCTTCCGTCTCTCTTTCTCCAGACCGCCTAAGCTGGTCCGCCTTCGGCGGTCCCGATCAGGCTTTTATTTCTGCACAGGGTCAACTTGATAATCTGCTTGAATTAACATCAACCTTGCGTTTTCCTGTTCAAATCCATGATCATCAAAACACCCCCGTTTGGTGGGGTTTTGTTGATGAGGTGATCATCTTTCTTGAGCATGTTCAGGTCAAAGTTAGCTTATCACAGCTTTATAACAAGGTTTCTGTCCAATATTCTTTTATTTCTCCTGACAATAAACTTGCAGATCAGCTTGAAACAACAACCGTTTCCAATCCTCAGTCCCAATCAGAATTTGGGATCAAAGAAACAGTCATTCACGAAATAGATCTCGATGAGGACATTGCCAATGCTTTGAGGGATACTTTTCTCTCTGCTCATGCTTGGCCATTCTCAGAACTTTCCCAGCGAACTAAATCTGGTGAAGTATTTGCTCAATTGCACTGCTCCGGTTGGTTTAAGACCCTTGCCTGGCGCAATTATAAAAATCTTGAGGGGTTCTATGCCAACTATGGACCTGGTCCGGGCATCTTCGCCTTTGGCGACGCCATTACTCATCGTTATGTCGGTCAGTCCTTTTTGCCTGGTGCCAATGTCAACCTCAAATATGTTTATTTTCGGCTTCGTGCTGAGGCCTCGCCGACCACCAGCCTCACTGCCCGTCTTCATGCTCAATCTTCTGGATACCCGGGTTCAGTGTTAGCGACATCATCTGGTGTTCCAGCTTCCCAGGTCAACGGTTCAAAATATTCCTGGATCCGCTTTACGTTCTCAAGCGCTGTTGCCTTATCTGCTGGTACGGTCTATTGGATCACCCTCAATCCGGGTGGTGTTGACCCAAACAATTATTTTTATATCAAAACGGATGAAAACATGACCTTTTCCCAGCTCTGGCGCCATGGGGCTTATTACAACGATACAGCAGGCGCTTGGTATGTCTTGCCTTCTGAAACTGCACCTGGCACGGCGCCCGATTTGGTTTTCCGTTTTGTCTGTTTATCCGATACCGGATCGCAAATTTCCAACATGGCTTCTTCTGGGAATC